CTACTTGATCTTGATCTTCTGCCCCACATAAATGAGGTTAGCGTTCTTGATACCATTGTTCTTGACAAGCTTCGCAACAGTAGTCTTGTAGCGCCGTGCGATGCCTGAGAGCGTATCACCACGTTTCACCGTATAAGTCACTGTCTTTTTTGCTGTGCTTGCAGACGGCTTTGTGGTCGGGCTGACAGCCTGCTTTTTGAAACCATTCAAGCCCTTAGCCTTGATAGCCGCAGGATAGTCCACATAGCAGATATCAAGGTCAACATTGCCGCTGATACCGCTGACCTTGCCGCTGCTGGTGTACTGCCACATACCATAAGTGCCGCCGTAGTTGCAGCGTGAGCCGTACTCTGCAAGCCAGAGTGCATACCTCTTGGCGACAGAAGCTTCAAGCATGGTCTGAGCAGGACTTCTGCTTATGTAGATACCTGCCCAATACCCCCCCGCTTCAAGAGCGTTACAGAACGCCTTGCACATTGCAGATACCGCTGTTCTGCCAACGAGCGACTTACCCTCAACGTCAAAATAGATAGGGTACTCAAACGTCTTGCCCTTTATCACGGACAGGCAAGCTGCCGCCTCTGCCTTTGCCTCAGCGACAGTTGTGGCGTAGCTAAACCAGTATCCGCCGCAAGGTATGCCGTACTTCTTGCACTGAGCATAGTTTCTCTCGAAGAACTTGTCCACCTGACTTGTGTACTTTCCGTAGCCTATCTGCATGATAACATAGTCTACCTTGCCCTTGAGCTTTGCAAAATCAATATTTCCCTGACAGTATGAAATATCAATGCCCTTAAATGTTTTTCCCATATTATTTCTCCTCCTTAGCCTTTAAAACATCTATTGCCTTTATGAGTACCTGCGGTATCGGTACGCCCATAAGCCCTGCGTTTTCGATTATAGACAGCGTTTCGTTCACCACAAATGCAATGCACACGCAATCCTTTATGTACCCTGTGCCAAGCATAAGGTCAAGCCTGCACGCCACAAGCAGGATAAGAAGTATCATACCCTTGCGGCACAGACCTTTGAAGCCTGCCCTGCTTTCAAGTGCTCCGCTTTTAGACTTGCCTGAGCGGTGGAATACGCCTGCCACTATTATGCCTGTTGCATAGTCTATCACCATAAAAATGATAAGCGTAGTCATTGCACTTGTCCACCCTCCAAAAAGAGCGGCAATACCGCCCCCGATAGTTCCGATAGCGGCTAAGACCGCTGTTTTTATGTTTGTCATATCTCACTCCTTTATCTCAAAAGCAAATCTGCTTAACAGATATTTCTTGCCGTTAAGCAGCACCGTCTGCGTGGGCACTGTGTAGTCAGGATAAGTTTGATCATCTTCTAGACCCGATGTGTGTGAAAGAACATGATAAAGGTTTGTAAAACCCTTGTTCAGCGTTGACGACGTCACAGGTGCAAGAGAAGTAATTGCCTTTCGTCTGCACATTGGTCTGTAAGGCATTGACCTTATTGCTGTTCCGTCAGTAAACACGGAGTACTGGTTTGAATTGTTATTTGCATAACTTGTTGCCAAACCATAACTCTTTTCCTGCGTTTCATAGTCCGTTACCTCACCGATAACGGTAAATATCGGAGGTCTTTCGTTCTGATTGCTTTGGATACCAAAAGCAATTAGGTCATTTTGTTTGTAAATTACCCAACGTCTTTTATCTGGATACTTGTAAATAACTACACAAGGACATACTAGATTATTTGTTTGTGCATCGAGGTCAAGCCAGCCGTGTTCCTCTGTGTCGCTGAACTGACCAGACAGAAACACTTCATCAGTTACCCACAAATGGAATACAACATTATTCGTGCTTATTGTTGAACCCTCACCGTCATACGTTATCTTCTTGAAATTCCACACCCCGATAAGCTTTGTTATCAGCCCTCTCAGTCCGTCTGTTCCCTCATATATTTTCATCTTCGACCGCCTCCGCTATGCCTGTTATACCTATATTTCCGTACGCTTCTCCCACCGACACTCCCACAAGGCTCTGTCCGCTCGCCATATCGGGTATAGTGTCGATAATATCCATATTGCCGTTGAAGTCCTCAATGCTGAACCTGTCCAATCTGTCGGGCTTTTTAAGTCCGAGATTTTCCGTGAAACTAGCCAACTATACTTCCCCCTTCCGCATTTTTGCCGACTATGAGATAGTACACCTTGAAAGCGTATGTTCCGCCCTGGTCAGAGTTGTGTTCAAGGTATGCCTCCCAGTCGATGTCCCTGCCGTTGCTTGCGACTTTGTATTGAAAACTCTGCGACTTGAAGTGCTTTTTGCCCCAGTCACACACCATAAACACCGCAGGGTTCGTGACCCCCGAGGGTATCATGCCTGTGCGTGTATTGTAAGTCCACTGTGAGCCGTTGTCGGCGTTGACCTTCATATTCACCGTGAAAGACCCCCACCGCATATACAGTGGGTAGAGCCTGTTCACAAGACTTACTATCTGTGCCGCTGTCTTTGCACGAAACACCGCTGTACCGCCGTCTAAAAGCTCGTCCGTCTGCTCTCCTGAGTATCTCAGCTCATACTCCTCCTCGCCCACTATTTCTTCAAGAGCTGCCACCCTCGCCGTGAGCTGCTGGATAAGCTCCTCGGTGGTGGGCGTTGTCTGACCTGTGTCTGCTGTATCGGCAGTTTTCTCCGCCTGCGTATCAGCCACAGTTGTTATCTCATTTTCGTCCATTATCTCGCCTCCTAAAGCTGTTCTTCCACCGACAGACCCACCGCAGAAATATCGGCTGAAAGTCCGCCGTCAAAATTGAATCCTATGTTAGTTATTGGTATATCGTAGCTTTCGCCGCTTTCGCTGACGTATGTTATCACGTCACCAACGTCAAATCGGGGGTCGCCAAGGCGGTGAAAAAGCTCCGTTGTGTACCACGAAAAGCCGCCTATCCTATGCCACAATGACCGCAGCAGCGACATTGTCATATATGGATTTTCAAACTCTAGCACACGCCCTGCCGTGCCTGTGGTATTGCCCAGCCGCAGAGTTTCGCTGTCGCTGACCTTGCAGACAATGCCTGCCAAAACATTCGGACGTTCTCCCAGTGTTGGCAGGTCGATAGTGTTGTTGTCCAGTATCTTCACGCTCGAGCCGTACCATTTGCGGACGTACCGCCCGAAGCGGTCAACGTACCCGAACTCACCCTGTGCCGAAGCTATGTAGCTGAGCATCTGCCGCATTGTGGTGTCTTTGGGTATAGAGCTTATTTTGAAGTCGAAGTTTGCGGTCTTTAGGCGTATATGCCCCTTGCCGTAGAGCCTTGCTCCGCCCTTTGCACGCAGCTTTGCAGGGATTGTGTAGTCATTGCCGTTTTGAAGTCCAAGCTGCTTGCATATGTCATCCTCAACAGCTTTGCTCCACGCAGGCAGGGTGACTTTTGGCTTGTAGACCTTGTCGGAAAAATACAACCTATCCGCAAAAGTGACCTCAGTATTTCCGCCCGACTTTTTCGATTTGACACAAGTAAAACGCCCAAGGGGTATTCTTTCGCCGCCAAGTATCTCGCCAAGCTTACTTATCTGCTCCACTGTCAGCTTTGAAAGTTCTGCGTAGGTGTAGGCTTCTAGGGTGGAGTAGGTGGTAAAAGCCGAGCTGTCTTTCATATACAAACTGAAAACATACTCATTCCCAAGATACTTAGTTCCGTCGTCAACAAGCTCCGCCGTCACACTCTGAGAGCAGACAGCACCAAGCTCTATATCATCACTCAGAGAGGTTGCTTGAATGTCCGTCTGAACGTTCTGAATGCCGTCATATGCCACAGGTTCTCCGCTCTGAGCGTCCTCTATCCACATACCCCACAAGGCTTTGTAACTCTCTATCCTGCTTGTTATCTCATTGCTTGCTATGATGTACATATGCCCTCCTAACGTTCTGCGAATGTGACAGTACAGCTCTTGTAATACTCACCGCCGTCAAGTCTGACAAGCCCCTGCGGTACATAGTCGCTTGCGTTGGCGGATATAGAATAATACTTGCCATTGTGCCAAAACTCCAGCTCTGCAAAGTCGGGTCCGTCCTCGATAAGGGATTGTATCTCGGCTGAATCTGCGACAGGAAGCATTGTCCACTTGCAAGGCAGCTTGTATTTGCAGAACTTTCTTGCACCCACAAACAAACCTGTTGTATTCACTCGTCCTGAGCCTGCCGTCCACTCGTAACAGTTTACAGGGCTCCAGCTATCAGGGTCAGGGTCTGTCACCCACACGCCGTTTATCTTTAGCAATGTTCCTGTCAAAATGCACTCACTCCCGTCTTACGTTTATACTGATTGTTGCTGTCCTGCATACACTTGAAAAGCACCTTGCTGTCAACTGTTCCGAAGAACACAGGGTCATAAGCTTTCAGCCAATCAAGTATAGCGTTCAGCACCCTTAACACCTCGTCAAGCTTGCCGTTATCAAGCATACCTTGCAGTTTGCTCAGAGGTGAGATTACCTCAGGATCAGCCTTTGCATTCCTGTTATCGCCCACCATTGCAAGGGTCGGTGCTGTCGCAAGTCCACCTGTGGCAAGCTTTGGTATCTCAGGTATGCTTATTGTGTCTAGGTCAAAACCGAAGGTTTCTCCGCCTATGCCAGGCACCCAATCAGGCACATCAAAACTCAGGCTGTTAATGCCGTCGATTATCCAGTTGACCGCACTTTCAATAGCACTGGTCATTTTGTTTACTGCACCGATAATTAGGTTTATAGGTGCTTTCACAACGCTGTAAAGCGTGTCCCACACGCCTTTGAAGATCTTCTTTACACCCTGCCAAGCCTTCTTCCAATTGCCTGTGAAAATGCTCTTGACGAACATTATAATGCCATTGAGAATGGTCTTTACGCCTCCGAAAGCGTCTGAAAAGGTCTTTTTGAACCACTTGCCTATGCCTTTGAAAACGCCCTTGACAGCGTTAAGAAGCTTCGTGAAGATCTCCTTTATCTTTGCAATACCCTCAGATACGGCATTATACAGACCTTGTATGATATATCCGCCCATTTCAGCCATGACCTTACTAGGGCTGTGAATACCAAAACAGTTCTTGAAGCCCTCAATAAATGGTGTAAGAACATGGTCATAAAGCCAAGTGCCTATGCCCTTGAAAGCGTCAACGATACCTGTGAAAAGCCCCTCAACGATATTACCACCACAGTCCTGTATCTTCTCCGTAAAGTAGTCACGGATACTGAAAACAGCGTTCTTGATAAAGCCCCACAGCACTGATACCGCACCGCCTATAGCTGAGCCTATGGCTTTGAAAAGCTTTGTGGCAATGCCGCTCCAATCTATTGTAGAAATGAACGTCCACAGCTTTTCACCTATGCCCTGCCAGTTTACAGTTTGCAGGAAATTTATTGCCGTATCAAGCAGACCTTTCACGCCCTCAGAGATAGTCGTTCCTGCTTTGCCCCAATCAATCTCATCAAACCAGCCGTTCACAGAAGTGCCTATGGACGAGCCAAAGCCCGACCAATCAAAGGTGGTAACGAATGAATAAAGATAGTCGATGATAGCTTGCCATTTTGAAGCAAGGGTCTTGCCGATAAGCGACCAATTCGTTTTCTTTATACCGCCATTAAGAAAATTAGCCGTACCCTTGCCGAAGCCAGCCCAATCGAACTTCTTCATAAAGCGGTATCCTGCGCCAAAAATAGTGTTTATACCGCCGCCGAAGCTGTCCCCAAGACCTGTCCAATCAACTCCGTTAATAAAGCTGTTCAGACCGTCTGTAAGCTTATCCACAAAGCCATTCAGCTTTTTCTGAATACCGTCCCAGTTGATATATGCGAAAGCTCCGTTGACCTTTTCAGCCACAAGAGAGCCTACTCCTGCCCAGTCACCCGACTTTATGGCGTCTTTCATACGCTCCGCCCAATCAGGAAGCTGAACGTTGTCGCCGTTTATGGCTGAGTAATCAATGCCGCCCTCTGAACTGTCTGTATCGGACTTGTTCTGATCCGGTGCAACTCTTACAACGTCAAAGTCCGCAAGGTAAGTGTCCTGAGTTTTCTTTATCTTCTCCGCTGACTTCTGTGCCTGCTTTGTCGCCTGCAAGGACTTCTGATAGGTGGTGCCGAAAAGCTCAGAGATAAACGCCGCCACAGTTTTTGTCGCCACTGCTACGCCCGTCATAAGCGTATTGAGATACGGCATTACTGTGTTCATTATCGGTGTGAAAGCTATGGTGAGGTTTGCTTTTATTTCGTTTAAGGACTTGGCAAATTCTTCGTTACCTGAAACAGCGTTTGCAACAGCGGAACGTATTCCTTTCAGCAAAACAAGCACGCCTGCCATTAAGAACACTCTTTTTGCCGCAGATTTGAGCGAATGTGTAAACTTGCTCAGCGGTTTTGAAGTGCTGTCGATAGTTGTTTTAAGCCTGCTGAATTTGGATTTAACTGCGTCAACAGCCTTCGAGCCTGCCGAACGCATTGTCCTAAAAGCTCCGCCGAGAGTTGACTTCACCGCCTTGCCTGCAAAGCTTACGGCTGAGCCGATACCGCTTTTTATCCTGCCTGCAACAGTCTTTATTTTCTGCACGGCACTTTCAGCAAAGCCTGCAATAATATCGTCCATTTTTGTTGTCTGCTCTGAAACGCTTTCGGCTGACTTGTTTGCCGTTTCCGCTGCTGTCTGACTTATCTTCGCAGAACTTGATTTAGTCTTGTCCTGCATTTTCTGAACTATCTTATCCGTTAGTTCATTGACCTCAGCTTCGACCTTTGTAGTGTCATACTCAGGGTCATAGTTCACCTGAACAGTTTTAGGCTTGATATTATCTGTCTGTCCTGCCGCTTCCTGCGCCTTTTTGCCCAGCTTATCATACTCAGCCATTGCCTTTTCAACAGCCTCCTGCATACTCTTCTGAGCGATCTCCGACGCACTGCCAAAGCCCTCGTCTATGGCTTTAGTGGTCTTATCCATAGCGTTCTCAACAGCTTTCTCTGCCTGCTCTACTGGCTTTGAAAAACCGTTCTGTATGCTTGCAGATATCTTGTCAAGCTGCTCCTGCACCTTGTTTTTTATCACAAGGTCAAGAGATATAATACCAACACTTGCTCCGTCTGCCATTACTTATCACCTGCCTTTCCGAACATTCCCTTGAACAGCCTTTCAAAGTATCTCGCAGTTTCAAGCTTGTCCTGCTCTGTGAACGTTTCTCTTGCTTTCTGACTTCTGAACGCCGTCCACTCTGAGCGTATCTGCTTTTCATACCTATCGAAATTCTTTATGATATCCTTGTTGTCCTCGCTCCTGATACGAACGATCTGACCCAGCGGCGTATCGTGCATAAGCCCTGCAACGAGCCTGTACCAATCGCTGTAATGCAGATTTTCCTGCTCTGAGGGCAGGATATTGTACTGCTTTGCAATGGATTGTATGATAAGCTCTCGGTCATAGTCAAGATCGTACCAGCTTTCTTCAAACTTACTCTGCGTTTTCTTGTGGAAATCGAGCCTCTGTCTTTTCTGCGTCCTCGTCTGTTACCGCTGAGATAACAAGAGTGAAAAGCTGCTGATATGCCGCCCAAGGCATATTCATTGCCTCTATCTCCTTGTAGTCCTTTGATGCGAACGCAAGCTTGAAAACCTCGTCTATCATATCAAGGTCTTTCTTTTCAGCGTTCTTGTCGCAGATGTCAAGTATCTTCTTGACAGTTTTCTGCCTGTCGTCCACAGGGTAGACCTTGTCGCCTACTCTTATTTCAGGTGTACCTGTAAGAAGCTTGCTGTCGAGTGTATACATCTTTGCCATAGTTATTATCCTTTCTGATACATAAAATTAGGAGAGCGCTTTGAACGCTCCCCTGTTTTGTCTGTGTTCTTACGCTGCCGCCTCAGTAAACTCAGGCTTACCGTCGGAAGCAAAGTCGAACGCAAGCGGCGCAACTGCTGTCGAATCTCCGCCACCCCATTCTGTTACGCTGACAACGCCCTTGATAACAAGCTTTGCTCCGCTTGGGAAGTTCCACACAAGGGTTGTGGTCGCCGCAGCACCTGTTTTGAGTGCAAGGCTCTCGATGTAGTCATTGCCTGCGTCACCGACGTTTCTCTTGCCTGAGATACTGATAGTGATAGACTTACCAGTGAGCAGACGTCTTGTCCACCCCTGCTGATCAAAAGGCTTCCACTCCTCGATATTGCCGTCAATGGATACTGAAAAGCTCTCCATATCGGCAATAGTCACAAGATTGCCCTCTGTCGAGCCGTCACCGCCTGTCTTGTCTATCTTGAACTGGTTTTCATATACGGGATAAACTCCTGTTGTGTTTGCCATACTCATTCATTCCTTTCGTAATATACTGTTGCCTCGATAACATATTCACACACGCCTCGCTCGTCCCTGCCAACAGAAACAGGCTCTTTGCATTCGAGATACTTTACCGTAAATCCGTCACCATTATACTGACGTATATCGGATAGGATATCAAGAACGCTTTGTGCCTTTATCTCTGCCTGCGTGGGAGTATCAGTCCAGTGAATAAGCACCGAGATATGTTTTTCAAGTGTTTTTGTGCAGGCTTTTCCGCCTATGCAGATACGCTGCGGCTTTGAGGTCTTTGCGTTGTACACGCCTATGCACTTATCAAGGTTGCCGTCAATAGTGCCTGCATACACGTCCTGCAAGTCAAGGATGTCGCTCAGCATATCCGCTATGTTAAGTAAAGTCATACGCCTGTCCTCTTTTTGAACTCTGCCACAAACTCATTCTTGGCAAGGTCCTTTTTACTGCCTGTGATATATGGTTCAAGCCAAGCCGCACCTGCGTTAGGGTTATTGCCTTTCTGAAAATGATACTCAGGGTGATAGTACAAACGTCTTGCCTGCGGAGAGCCTGTCACAAGACTTGCACCGCTTTCGTCAGCGTGGACAAAGGTCTGATTATTCTGCATATCGCCTGTATCGAACGGCATTGTCTGAGCACTTACAAGGTCTGTCCTCACCTGCTCCATAGCCACCTCAGCAGACTTCACAGCAGCGTCTTCGATAGCTTTTATTGCCTGCATATCAAGCTTTATTTCAATGCCCACTATATCAGCTCCAATCTTGTGTAATTCACCCTGCCGTCAGGGTCTTTGGCTTTCTCAGAGCCATATATCTTGTACGTCCTGCCGCCTATGACCGCATAGCCCTCTATAACAGCGTTATCAGGGGCGATATCTCCGCAGAAAAGAGCCTCGCCTGACAAGGTTATAAGCTGTTTCTCTGCGGATAATTTCTGCCTTGACTTCTCAGAGTGAAAGCATTTGCCCTCAAATATGACCGTCTGCTTCTTTGAGCCGTCACGATTAAGTCCGTCCGTTCGATAGACCTTGCAGGGCGTTTTGCATACCCTTTCAGGTACAAGCTGAGGAAACTTCATCACATCAGCCCCCTGTAACATAGTCCTGTCTGCATAAGCACATTGTAGACCTGACGTGTTGTGATAACGCCGTCAAGAGATACCACCTTTGACTTATCGAATGACATTGAAACTCCGCTTATGCTGTAAGCGCTCAGAGGACTTTCTAACAGCTCCGAATTGTCATAGATGAATTTCATCTGCAATGCTGTGGAACGCTTTATACGCTCTCTCTGAAAGTCTGTGAAGCTGTCAATGCCCTCTGCTGTTATGCGGTTGAAAGTCAGCGTGTCGATATCGCTTTCAGCTCTTTGCCGAATAGCCGAGAACTGTTCTTCGGAGATATCACACTCAGGACAAATATTGCAAAACTCAGTAGGGGTGAGGTACATATCCCTCACCCCTTACTCGCTGTACTCTGCTGTGTCAACGTCAGCGTAAATGCTGTCTATCTTGCCGTCCTTGCCGTTCGGGAAAGTGAAAACATCTGAGAACGCTCTGTTCTGATAGAGCCAGCCGTCACCCTCTGTGTGTCCGCCCGGAGCAAAGCTGTAAATGCTGTTGATCTTAGGCACTATCTTTGTGGTCTCAGGTGTTGCGATAAGCACGTTTATCTTATGCGAACCTGCGACCTTTTCATAATATGTATCAAGTGCAGACTTGCTCGGTGTGCCTGATACCTTAGTGTAAGAGCCGCTTGATTCGGTGTAATACTCCTTGTCGCTCACGATATCGGTATCAGCGGTCTTTACATATCTTGCAGCGCAAGGCTCAAAGCCGCCGTCCTCAGGGTCAAAGTTGAAGCGGTCATAGAAACGCTCATCATCAATGACCTCCATGATAGGCACTCCGTCAATGTCGGTCACTCTTGTTCTAAGACCAAGTCCTCCCTCTGCGATCTGTGTCATTTCTATCTTTCGTGTGAACTTGTCAGACTGCTCCAGCAGGTCCATAATTGTGGAAGTCACATACATAATGAGCGAGCCGTTAGACTTATATCTTCTCAGCTTGCCTGATGAAAGAAAGCCTTTGAGCTTGTCGAACACGTTACCCTTTGTGTATGATGAAGCGGCTGTTGATGAGTGATAGCCCTCAAGCTCTGCCGCTCTCTGAGCTGTCTTTGAGAAGAACAGAGCGTCCGTTTCGGGAGCAGACTGTGTTTTCTCGAACACCTCAGAGATGTTCTTGATAGAGGCTGTGGAGTTTGTTTCGTCAACGTCAGCCTTATCCACAAGAAACTCAACGTCACGATCGTGTGTGAGTGTGAAAGGCACGTCCGTCTGAACATACTTACCTGTGTTCCAGCCGCCGTTTCTGTTGTGGCTCTTGTAGCCTGATGTTGACATCTGTGTGAAGTGGAAAGTCTTTGCGTCAAGCCACCTAACGTTCTGTGTGATGAACGGGCTTGACAGTGTTTCCTGGATCCTTATCTCCAAGAGTTCGGGATTCCATACTTCTGCGTAATTAAGATTTGGCATGATTCATTCCTCCTGTTTTTACTTGAATTTGTTCCAGCGTTTCTGCGCTGTTGTTTTGCTCTGTGGCTTCTTTTCATCAGTATCCGAAGATCCTGCACCGACCTTGAAACCACCCTGCTTTTTGCCGTCGGACTTTTTGCCGCCCTCACCTTTCATATCCGGATACTTCTTCACAACAGCAGAAAGGGCGGCGTTGATATCCTGCTGACTGCCGTTTCTCACATAGCTTTCAGCCACCGCAACAGCGTCCTCGATACAGTCGGGCTTGATACCAAGCTGCATAGCGGCTATCTGAGTTTTGAGCCTGAGTATCTCCTGGTCCTTTTCATCAGGTGCGTTCTCTGCACTGTCCTGCTTGTCGGGCTTATCCTCGTTTGGCTGTTCCTGCTTATCTTCCGCAGTCTTGTCGGCACCCTCACCGTTCTCGTCAGCCTGACTATCGTCCACCGCAGGCTGTTCCTTGTCGGCAGAGTTCTCATCTACCTTGTCCGCAGGCTTTTCCTCAGCCTTTGGCTCGTCCTTTTTCTCCTCGTGAGTATCGGGAGTTTTCTTCTCCTCCTCATCAGGGAGTTTCTTTTTCTCGTCCATTTTCTGACCTCGCTTTCTTAATTTTGTGTATGAAAAAAGCACCCGTTAAGGTGCTTAGTTCCGATGTTTGATTAGTCTATTGTCTGCCAATCTTCCGACAACATATCTGCTTGACTTGCAAGCCAGCCAAGTTGTACGCCAGAAGTTCCCACAAACGCTAATGCTTTATTGCCCATATCCTTATGGTCTACATTTGTCACAGTACCATTAGGTGATTTATAACTAACATTAGTGGCAAGCTCAACATACTGTCCTTTGCCATTCCAACCTTTTCTTGCTATTTTCTTACCTCTCTTTGCTTCTTCGAGCGCCTGTCCGAAATTCATATTTATCCGTCCTTTCTGTTTTTGGGTATAAAAATACCGCCCGACCTTAGTCAAGCGGTTATTTGTATTATTCAATATCGATTATCGGCTCCCACCGATAATGTCCGTTGCACTCTTTGTTAGTGCAGACAAAGTAATGTGCCTTATCTGCTGTTGTATTCACAGGAACATAGTAGCCGTTATGGCAAACAGGACACTCAACTTTTTCGCCTTTTTTTAACTTTGTGAGAATATCATTTTCTTCTGCCATGAACATAGCCCCCTTTTCTCCAGTTAAATTCAGGATAAACGTCTTTTACTGCTTTTATTATAGTCCGCTTTTCTGAAATTGTCAAGTAATCTCTGTTTCTTGCGTGTTTTAATTCTTGAGCCAAGCATACACACTCAGACCATTGACTTTGTGATATTCCGTATTTCCAATGCGTGCGTTCGTGAATAACGGAACGTGCTGCCCATTTGACATTCTTGCAGTTACTCAAGAATATTCTTATTTCACCATTTCTTTCATCACCTCGAACTCCGTCCGACCGCCTTTCATACGTCAACTTGATACGCTGAGGTAAACTCTCAATATCTTTTAACGTTTCTAAGCCTATCTTGCTTGTTTTTAACTCTTCAACGATCTTGTCAGCTGTTATTTCAGCATTTTCAGGCATTTCATTCTCATTGAAAATATCAATATCCTTTGCATTGTTTATTGAACCACCATACACTTTCTCCCTGTCATAATCCCTATGCAGCACCTCATTATGCTCATCAACGAACGCCTTTAATTCCTGCTGAGCCTGCCTGAGTTTTCGGCGGTATTCTTTCGCTGTGTCGGGGTCAAGCGTTCCCTCGGCAAAGCGTTTGAGCTTGCGTATCTTTCGTTCCATTGCACGCTGTTTCTGCTCAAGCTCTCGCTGCTCTTTTATCTTCTCCGCCGGTATCGGCTCAGGTATCTGCGTTCTGCCGTGTATATACTGCGTCATTGTGTGACGGCAGTTGGGGTGGAAAAGCCCGTTCTTTACGGCGTACGACAGCAGCCAAAACCACTCTCCGCAGTAATTTGACCTGCCTTGAAACTCGTCCTTTTCCCCCTTCCATACCGTGAATACATCATCAATGTATACTTGACCTTGCCAAGGCTCACAGGTCTTTGAACAGCCGCCATACTGCGACACAAGCACCGTATCATAGCCAAGCTCTGCAAAGCGTTTCGCCGCACCCTGCAACGCTGCCCTTGTGGAAGTTGTCCGCAGAACCATTCGCACATAGTCGGCAATGTTCACTCGCTTGCCGTCAGCGTATACGATACAGTTTATGCCCTTGTCGAGGAAGTTCCTTGTGGCAAGGTCGATAGCCTCGTTAAGCGTCATAGAGCCTGTTCCCATTGCAAGCTGTACCCTATTCAAAGTCTGCCTGTAAATATCGTCTGTCATTCGCAGAGCGGCTGTTTCAGCGGTCTTTTCAAGGGTGGTGACGTCTTCCATAAGCTTTGCCATTTTCTTTTCGTTCACGCCAAAGAAATGCTTGTCTGGGATAGGTGTTATAGGCTCGTCAGAAAGCTCCTGGGCGCTCCTTTGTGCCTGCTGCTGACCCTCTTGGAACTGCTCCGTCATAAGCTGTCTTGTCTGATCATCGATAACGTCAACATACTCGTTCATGATGTCAAGGTTTTCACGGCGGAAGTTCTCCATATTTTTCAGTTTCTCAGCCTGCCAAGCAGACCATTCAAAGCCGTAACGCTGCTCCTCCGCCTTGTGCCTTTTGAGATTGCGTTTCAGTGAAGATATGAGCCTTAGCTCTATCTCCTCAAATATTTTGGCTATGTCCTTAAAATTAAGCGTACTCATCACCTACCGCAGTAGGCTCACCCTCTGTAAGCCCCTTTTCCTGCATTATCCGCTTGACCTCTGCGGCTTTCCAATCGTCCTCTTTAGAACTGCCCCACAGCTCCTCCACCTGCGTTTCAACTGACATAATACCATACGTGCTTGCCTTGCCCACAGTTTCAACTCTGCTGTCAAAGTCAGGTGCACCATACTCGCCAAAGTCAACTGTCACCTCATAAGTTTCAGGGGCTTTGCCATGCATATTGTCATAGGTCATAAGCACCGCAGAAACAAGCTGCGGCAGAGCCTTTTCAAGAGCCGTTGTGATAGTGTTTCGGGTGTTGCCTGTGACGTCTTTCTTCTCTCGCTGAGCGTCTGCACTTGACATCTTGCCCACATCTATGCCAAGCGTGGCAGGAGATACAAGCCCTTGCAGACACATAAGCAAGCAATTTGTATAGCTTGCCACAAACGCTTCATACTTGATATCAGGCTGAACTACTTCTATCTTAGGCACTGCACCCTCTGCCGAAAGCGGTGGGTCAATGCTTATGTAACTGTTGCCAAACTGATTTGGCGCTTTAAGCTTACCGCTTGCAGGATCTCTAGGTATCATGCTTTCGGGGATATACTGCTTTACCCTTCCTGCTCTGATAGCGTCCCACCATTGTGAGATCACCTCGTCAAGAGCGTCAAAGCAATCAGACTTACCGCCGTCAAAAATGCCCTTGCCTCTGTTCGGGTATTTCCGTGATGAAAAGAATTTCAGCGGCACAGCCATTATATACTCGCCCTCAAACTCAGTTCGAGGCGGTATCTGTGCAAGACAAGGCACGTTGTCCAAGCCGACCTCGTGACCGTTATCGTCATACAGACGGCTTTCTATGTATCCCTTGCCGTAATGCTCTTCAAGGTGAAATTTCTTTGAGCCTGCATAATGCACAGAATGAAAAACGACCTCGTTCAGCAGACCTCGTACAAAGCTATACTCCACTTTGTCAGCACCGATAAACTCGACTATTGGCGTATCAGAAAGCTCAGTATCCACCGATATTTTGAAAGCTCCGTCGCCGTCAACAAGTGCGGTAACTATCGCCTTGCCTGTCAGCTCTGTGAAGTCTATATGCTCGCAGATATTATCAAAGTCAGCCTTTGCTTTGTCACCTGTGACCTTGATATCGTCCATATCAGAATAGACAATGTATGAAAGCGTATCGGCGATTATTGCAGGCAGACCGCTATGTATCTTGCGTATCTTTTCATTCTCAGGGACGCTGCTCCAGAATGAATTAGTGCCTAAGTTAAGCTGACGAAAGAACTGTGAAAGCTCTGCGGCGTCACCACGATACCAAAGCTGTGACCTTATCACATCTGTCATAAAACCTGTTTTCTCTGTGATAGTTATACTGTATTCGGGTGCAGGCTGGATATCAAGCCAGTTTCTTATCATATTTTTCACCTTGCTTCCTATGCTGAATTTAGTCAATCTTCACACTTCCTATCTTGTCACGATACGGCAGCCAGGCATACTGACAGGAATTGATAAGGTGGTCGTTGCCGTCCTCCGGCTCAGCCTTATCCTCTTTCCAACTGTATATGTTAAGCTCGCCTGCGTACTCCTTGCAATGCTCAAGGATATAAAAATCACCTGCCGCCAGCCAAGCTGACTGCAAGTGTATTCGGTCGATTATTTTCGTTTTCTTGAATGCCGGGATAAAGTTATATATGCTGCCTGTGAGCCGTCCGAACTTCTGACATTCAAGTATGGTCGCCTGATCTGCGCTGTCGATATACACATCTCTTGCAAAGCCCCACGCCCTGCGGTTTTTCTCCAAGAACGCCGTGAATATTTTCGGTATGTCGGATGGCGTGAGCGGCACTTGCCTGTCACGATTGTTATACACTTTCTCGTCAAGAGTGACGCACTTTCTGTCAGCCGTTATGCCCACAAAGGTGAACGCTATGGTATCAGGCGAGGATTGCGAGTAAGCGGTGTCAAGCCCGGCTGAGAAGTACACATAATTGAAAGCTTTCGCCCGCTCTGCTGTCAAGATATTTCGCTTTTGCAGGTCAAACACAAGCCCTGTTGCACGTCCTCTCAGACCGAGTATCTTGTTCTTATACAGCTTTGTGCCTTTCGGAGCGGCAGCCATTTTCCGCTTGATATCCTCATCAGTAAGTGAAAGATTATCATGAAAAGTAAAGAACCAGTACCGCCAATTGGGTACAGGTTCTTCTGTAAGCTCTTTCATTATCTCCGCAGGCACGTCACAGGCGTATTTCTGATACGGACGTGAGCGGTTGACAAATTCTTTGTACACAGGCAGAGAGGGGTCGTCAGGGTTGAGGGTCGCCATAAGGTAATCGTTACGGGTTGACATCTCACGGACAAACTCGATATCAGCGGTATTTATCTCGTCGATATAAACGCAGCCGAACTGAGCGCCCAGCACCATTTCCCACTTATCCTTGTTGTCATATCCCAGAACATAGATTATCTTGCCCTCAAACTTGATATGCGGCAGTTTGTAGTCCTTATCACCGTTGCCGAAGTACCGAGCATTGGTGTGAAGGTCAAGAATGCCGTTATCCTGCTGAATGATAGTTTCCTCAGCCTTTCCCGTAGTCTTAGCGGCAATGACGTGAAGCTTCTTTCGGCTTGCCGACACCATACGCATGAACTTTATGCCTGCGCCCACAGTTGTTTTGCCGCTTGCGGTAGTTCCCTCAAGGAAGTCCGCAGACACGCCCCGAACGCTGTTGATGAAGTCCATATACTTCTGCGACAGGGGAAACTTACTCGTCAAGCCCCTCACCGCCTATCTGAGCGAAAACGTCTGAAAGCTTTTCGGAGGTCTTGACCTCCGCCTGTATCTTAGCCACATACTCTCCTGTCATTTTATTGAGGGTATCGACGGCTCTGATACGGTCAGCAGGGGCATTCTTGCCGTCCTTAGCGATATCAGACAAGAGTGCCTGCCTCTCCTTTGCGGTCATTATACGCTCGTCCTGAGCTTTCTCGGACAGCACACGGATATACTCCGCAACACTAGGATTATCTAGGATTTTGCAGGCGTCAGCTTTCGCATACTTCTCGCTGTATCCTGCCTTTATAGCACTCTGAACGGTGTTGCCGCTCTGAGCATAGTATTCTGCAAATTTCTTTTGCCGTGCTGTCATGAGGGCACCGTCCTTTCTGAGATTTTGAAATAAAAAAAGAACTGCCACATTGTTGTAGCAGTTCTAAAGATCTATTTGTTGTCATAAATAAATATATCAAAACTCTTTTTAAAAGCAGATATAGTATTTAAAATCATAAGAAAAAATATAAAACTCATAGCAAAGCCATAAAGGCACCTTGATACGATATTACTTTTAATTAAAACAATCGTATCTACCGCAACACACATTATAATTTCAATTATAGAACAAAATATTGATTTAATACTATCCGAATAAATTGACTTAACTTGTTGCGGCCAAACTCTTTCTAACTTTTTAAAAAAATCTTTTTCTTTTATTACTGTAAGTATTGCAAAAACCAACCCCATTACAGATAGAAAAGCTTCTGCTATACTAATTATATTCGGAAATATACTATTTACGTTTTCAATCCAGCCAAAGTAATAGAAGCCTGTCACCAACAATGACAAAATGAAAGCTGTAATTCTTTTATGAAGTAATACTTTTTCCACCACATTAGTGCAAAAGTTACGTAGCATCAATAATTCCTCTTAATAGTTCAATTCTTTCCAACAAATTATCAAACGATTTTTTCATAGCGGTATAAACCTCCTTGTCAGATAAAGAAGTACGTGATTTTATATCAAAATTAATATTGGTATGTAGTGAAGGAACAAGCCAATCTATTACCTCACGTGGAGAATTTTCATTTTCTCTTATTCCTATTTTTAATTTTGGCAACTCTTTTTCAGCAGCTCCACTATTTTTGAATTCATTTAACCTATTTACTAAATCCGTTATGTCAGCTGAGTTTAAAGTATAACCTTTTTTTCCACGTTTTGATGCTTTTATTTGTAATGTAAAATCATAACCGCAAAATGACTTAAGACTTTTCAACAAAAAATCTGTTGATTTATTTTGGGAACTATTTATGGCTGCCATACTTGCACAACTAGAAGACAAGGTAAATGTTTCTAGAAAATTTTTAGTGTCAATCTTGTTGATTTGATCTGGATCTAATACTGGTTGAAGTGTTAGTGTTATCGGGTCAATATCACCATGTAAAATTCGACAGTATGATGTGAAATATTCACTTAATACTTTTTGAAGTTGATTAACTGTGACAGAATATCTGTTACATTGTATCATAAATACTTTTGTCCTTCTATGATATAATACGCTCATAAACTCCCCTATATATTCTGTGTCTTTCAGTTTTATCTCATTCTTTTTACCTTTAATCTCTCTCTTAGCAGGTATATCTCTATCTCTATTGTTAACCATTTGAAAGAAAATATAATCGTCATCCAATTTTAGAGTGTTCATATCTAAATCGATTATTTTATTTGTTGAAGTATCGACACTATCAATTTCTCCCTTTTGAATTGACTCAATGGTTTTGGAGATATCTGTTACATATTCTGTTGAATTAAGTTCAGATAAGAATATTTTAAATTCTCTAAGTTTCTTTTCATTTCTTGCTCGTACTACCGAAGATCTCGAATTTATATTATATTTTTGCTCAATTTTATTTATATAATCAGTTGAAACATTCAAGGTATAAAAACAAAATTTAACCGTTTTCTTCTGTACGTTCTTCTCTTTCATTATTTATATTCTCTCCTCATAATAATATTTCTTAAATAATATCACTAATCAGAGCGGAAATCAACGAAATACACCGAATTTCTATTTACTGCATAAATAGCATTTGTATTTTTTATGCAGTATATCAAAGATTCGACATTTATGAACTTTTTACGACACAACGCAAAAGCGACCGCAAAACGCAGCCGCCCTTGTGAAAATATTTTAAGGAGTTTTGTAAATGGTGGAGCAGATCTGAGCGGTGGCTCGCTCTCGAC